TCGGGCATCCGGTGTCGGAGGGCGTGCTGCTCCAGTACAACCCGCGCAATGGCCGATATCAGGTCCCGCCGGGGGACATCAACCTACTCGACAACTCCGACTGGCTGCAACCGCAGCAGGCCGATTTTCCCAATGACGAAGTATGGACACCCGGCAGCGACCTGCCGTTTTAAACCGATTAAATAATGATACACATAGGCATAGATACAGGCACACATACCGGGTTTGCTGTCTGGGATTCCGAAAAACGGAAACTTCTAGAAATCGAGACCCTGACGATTACCCAGGCGATGGATCGGGTGTTGACATACCGGAATATCGGTCTAACCATTGGTCGTGAAATCAAACTCCATATCGAGGATGCCCGGTTGCGGAAGTGGTATGGCAATGCAGGGCGGGAGAAGCTGCAGGGCGTAGGGTCCGTTAAACGTGATTGTGCGATTTGGTTTGACTGGTGTAAGGAAAATCACATTGAGTATCGAAAAGTAGCCCCCAAAGACAAACCGACAAAAATGAAAGCAGAACCATTCAACCGCCTGACCGGTTGGTGCAAGACCACATCGGAACACGGCAGGGATGCCGCGATGATGGTGTTCGGATTATGAAACTTAAAACCTACCACAATGAAAGTCGAAATCAACCAAACGATCAACCCGGAAATGGTAACCCTTTACAGCCATCGCACCGGTGAATTTATCGACGAAATCCCCGCTGAGAAGGTCAAAGACCTGCAACACCTTTCGGGGGGGGGTATTTCAGGTGACACGCAAGCAGATCAACAAGATTAAACGGGAAGCCCTATCAAGGGCAGAAAGGAGCGGGAAATGAAAAGCAAACGAGCAGAAAAATATTTAGACCGAAAGTCGCCAGTTAAAACTGTGGGGGATAGTAAATTTTACTATCCGATAAATCGCCTTGAAGCAGAAAAAGCCGTCGAGCTTGCCGAGCAGGACGCAGAAGAAGAGATCGAGATGCTGAAAGCAAGAGCGGTATGCGCGTTCGACAGTCTGGATTTTACGGAATTGATGACGGCTGAATGTGTGCAGGATTTTGATAACGTTAAGTGCAGATTACGAGGATTATTCATTCAAAAACTCAACGAGCTATGAAACGGGCTGTTATTATCGGAGCGGGTTGGCCGGACTTGAAAATTCAAGTATCTGATACGAAAGAAATCCTGTCTTGTGATCCTTTTGTCGGATGTGCCCTGTCAATGCCGGAAGACGTGGATACAATTGAAGGTTATAAGCAGTACATAGCTGATCGTCTTGTTGGTCGTGAGATTATTATCAATTTGAATTGCTTACGTTACAAAGACGGTGTTCTGCTTCCTCAAGAGAATGATTTAAAACTGATTGAAGTATGACCTTCACTACCCCCTGCTTTGTTCGGGTTGAGAATCCAGAGAAGCGAAAAGAGTTGATCGAGTGGCTGAAATGGATTGGATATACCCACTTCCCATTTATACACGATAGTTGTTTGATAGCTACCGATTCATACGGTAGAATATGGCTTACCGATGCAAATAGGGACGGGGCTTACGATTGTCAAACTGATACTGATTTATTCAAAGCCCTGGCGGCGATGAATGAATGGAACGACCGGAAACAATGGTATGCATACACAGAGTATCCGACCAATGATGGTAAAAACGGTGTTCGGAAGTTTGTTTTCAATGAGCCTGTGCGATTCGATTCTTTTGTAGACGTGCCATCAGGTTATTACCGCAAAGCTACCGCCGAAGAGATTGTCGAATACTTCAAAAATAAAGAGAGATGAAAGCAAGACTTTTAAAACGCTTAAGGCGGGAAGGTCGTAATCAAATAACCATTTATTCAGTCAAACGAGACGCTGATGGTACTGTCATTGGCATGCGTTACGGTTATAATTCTGATGAATACGCGCGTTTATGGTTTTTCGCTATGACACCTGATGAGTTGCGGGATAGAGCCATGCGGATATATATGACCCGCCGAATCGTAGAGTTAAAATTAATCAAACGAAAGAAAGTAAACAATGAAAACACCCCAAGAAGCGGCCAGAGAGTACGCCGAAACATTATGGAATAGAGAATCCACCCCTGAATGGGAGGTCAGCCGTGATGCCTGCAAAACTCGTTCTGAGCGAGATTTCCTCGCCGGTGATGCTTTCGGCTACAGCAGAGGCATGGAAAAGGCCTATCGTTGGATCAGTGTGGAGGATGAACTACCAGATGACGACACTCTGATTCTCACAAAAGATACTGATTGCCATATAGATTTAATCCGTGGATGGCAGTTGAAAGAACGCATCAAACCTTATGCTGTACAAAATTTTTACACTCACTGGCGTCCCATCGAACCCGTAAATAAGTAAGCCATGCGCATATTACCGGAATCAGGCATAACCAACGAAATGATCTGCCAGACGCAAGTAGAACTACTCGAACAGCAAAGACAGGAATACAAGCTAATCGGCAGGATGAGGAAGGTGCCCGGCCACACATTGTTCTCCTTCAACGTCAAAACGGGAGAGATCAAACCCGTGAAGTTGGTACGTGAGGCATCGATCGGCTTAGACGGTAACCCTGTCTTTAAAGAGAAGATCACCGTTGAAAAGGACTGCTATTACGAACAGGCTTTGAACCTGAAAAACTTTATCAAACGCCTCAAAAGAAGAGGACTAATCGAACGAGTAAAGGAGTAAGAAGATGAAGATAAAGATGAAGATTTACGATAAAGAGCGTCGGTGTATTTATGATACAGCGGTTTCTATTGCTCGATGTTTTGGAGACTATGTTGGAAGATGTAGCCCTCCTGGATTTAGCGACTGTGATTTCACCCCGCAACCTGATCGATATGAACCCATAATATGCACTTTTTACAAAGATAGAAGCGGCCAAGAATTATGGAGTGGCGACCTTGTCCGGGTGCAACATCCCACTGCGGAGCCAAGCGTTACTGTGGAGTGCGTGATAGAATATTCGGAGTATGATGCTGCGTTCGTGTTTGTACCTCGCGAGAATCCAGAGTCCACCTATCCTCTCTTCGGAATGGATAGCGAGCTTATCGAACGAGTGGGAAGTATTTATGAAAAAACAGAGCGATGAAAGAGGTGGCTTTAGGAATACGTTGGGATGAGCTTTTCGGCAGGAGTAAAAAAGATGCTTCTGATGTCACCCGCAGGGCGAGGTGGGAGCAATGGAAAGACCTATGCCTAAAGAGCGATCATCCCGAGATGGTTGAATGGTGGGGCGAGGGCTCAATGGCTGACGACTGTTTTTCCTGTGAGCACAAAGATGGTGATTGGTGTTCTCTGCAATCTTTACCATGTACGGTGAATCCGGTAACGACTTTCTCATTAGGAGATATTGGGATGGCTTGCAGAGGAATTGGATTCAAACCAAAGCAAACTAAATTGGAATTTTAACCCGCCTTCGGGCATAACAGGAGAAGAAGATGAGCACAACAGTCAAAATGTGGGCGGTGTTTGATCCGGAAGGGGATTTGATTGTCTGGACTACACGCACTCAAATTTACAATAGTCAAGAGTCTTTTTTAAAAAATGCATTTTGGCCTTTTGGTGGACATATACATTCCATTGATTGGCCTAAGTATGAGAAACAAGGTTACACCTGCCGCCCTGTGAGGGTGACGATTGAAGAGATAAAAAATGAGAAGAGATGAAAAAGCGGATAGTATTTAAAGATAGCATAGACGATTCCGAAATGTCGCTCTCGATCAGCCCGGATAATGACGGCTACATACTTGCTATAACATCAACATCAGGTTATGGAGATGATGTGTGGTTCTCCCCGGGAGATTTCTTTGAATTTCTAAATGAGTGCCAGCAGTTTTATGTTGACAACGAGAGACGAAAATACCCACTGCCGCAAGGCGAAAAATAAGAGAGGATGACCGAAGAAACGAAAGGTCCCTACAATGGATACAACAGCCTGGAGGAGCTTGAGAGTGCTGTAGACGAGTATTTCGGTGAGTATATCTCCGAACAGAATCAAAAGACAAAAGAACACATTGAAAATATCGCGCCGCAGGCATAAACAATAAAAATCATATGAGCCTTAAATCAGACTATATAAACGCTTGCAACGCCTATCTGAAGGCCTTTTGCGAGATGTACGGCTTCGATTATTACCCGGATTTCTGGATAGGTGATGAATTCGGAGGTGTTATCGAGCTGGGCGACTACTTCGTGAATATAAATACCATCCGCACCGCAGTGGATCAGAATGTCCCGAGAGAAGAGTTTGTCAAGTGGTACGACTACTGTATGGACTGCGGAACTCTCGATATACCTTCCCCAAACTTCGATAGCTGGCTGAGGGGATGTCCGCGAATGAGTGACGAAGAGAGGCGGGAACTCATGGAGCGGAGCCACGAGATAGAAAAAATGAAGGAAGAGTTACGTAAACTGATCGAAGAAAAGCGGTCGGAGTTCTAAAATAAAACGGAGGGTGTCCGCCTCACCCTCCTACCTATTTACTACTAACCCAAACCCAATGTTATGAAAATTGGTAATGCAAATATAACAAAAATCTGAAAAATGAAAAGAACCTTACTTTATTTTCTTCTTGCCTTTATAGCCGTGATTCTTGCCGCCTGTGAGCTCAACAAGACCAAGCCGGGCAAGATCATCTTCGACCGTGTCCCCTTCGTCTATGCCACGATAAACGGCCAAAGGGAGCTATTCTTAATAGATACCGGAGCGTCTACCTCCATGCTGGATAAAAAGCTCTGTGACGAAGTGAAAATCTACTACATGGCTACCGGCTTAGAGGTAATCGGCGTAGACGGAACCTCGATCCCGTTAAAGACTACCGGAAGAATCCCGTTCACGCTCGACAGCATCCCGTATTCGGCCAGCTTCGCGGTACAGGACATGACCAGTCTACGACGAGCTACCGGAAAGAATGTAAGAGGATTGATCGGCTCGGATGTGCTGGGATTTTACCGGTTGACGGTGGATTTTAACAAATGTGAGTTGAGATGATTACTGAGGCTATCATTAATGAAGTTGCCCGAAAGATTGAAGCGGTAACCGGATTTTCCCTCGAAGAGATTAGGAGTAAAAGCAGGTACTATCCACTCGTTCGGGCAAGAATCATTCTCGTATACGAATTAAGGCGGCAGAACCTAACGTATATCGAAATAGCCAACGCGATAAACAGGGATCATTCAACATTGACGCATTATCTTACAGCCTATCGGGATAAATACGATGCCGATCCCGTATTTCGCAAGATGGCAAATTGTTCTAAAGGTAGACAAACCCTATAAGGAAAACAGTAATAAATGCGGTTGAAATTGGATTAAAAGTAGAATTGTCTAATGAAGGCGGTCAAAGCAAGAATTAAAAAATACAAAAAGTAGTCGGATGGGTGCAAGTTTTGATAATTACGTGTCTGAACGATACGATGATTGGGTAGCTTACACAGAGGCATTATGCCTAAAATACGGGGTGAAACTGGAAGCGCGGGAGGTCGTAAACGAATCCTTCCGCGTACTACTTGAGCGCAATGGGTCCAAACTCGACCGACTGATAGCCGCAAGACCGGGGCGTAAACCGGTAGCCGAATTTATGATGAAGCGAATTATCCGATTTCGTGTGTCATCCCCTCGATCGAGCATTCGGTATAGGCCAGGTCAAAAATTCACGTCCGAATCTTCGGAAGAAACACCGGAAACATTCTCCGATACGAATGTAGATTATTTAGATTTTATGCAGTCTATTTTGGAGCAGGTACCGTTTACCGATCTCGAACGGCGGATATTCGTGTGGGTAGCCGTCGAAGGGAAAAGACTGGGCGACTGGCCGGGAGAGGAAAGCCGTAGAAAACTGTTTTACAAACAGCGAAGCGCAATTTTGAAAGTACGGCTATTTCTGAGCAGCCAAAAACTTATGCCCTAAAAACTTACGCCGGGTTCCCCAAACAGCCACACCCCAAAAACTTATACGGGCTCCCAAAAAACTTACACCGGGTTGCCCGAAAGGGTCTGCAAAAAACTTATACGGGGTTCCGACTTCGACGCGGTCGATGTCTCCCGATTCAAACAAATTCCGTGCTTTATCGAGGCTCAAAGCATCGATCCGATCCGTTTTTCCATTCATGGCAATAGTTTATTTTAGGTTTCCCTAAAAACTTATATCCCAAAAACTTATAGTCACTTATCGAAATGTATACGTATGGGTTTCCCGCAATGCGGGCACACGCCCGTAGGAGATTCATCCGCTGGACGTTCGAATAGGTCTACTACCTGAACCCCAAGAGCGGCGGCGATGCGTTCTAGAGTTTCAACGGTGGGGTTTCCATTGATGGCGGTACTCATCGACGCTTGTGTAATATTAAGGCGTTTGGCCAATTCTTTAGCTGTGACGCCTTTTTCTTTTAATACTTCTTTTATTCTCATTCCTATTAGTATATATTCTAACATGGCAAAGATAGAATAAATCTGTATAAATACAAATATAATTTTTACGAGTAAATACAAATGCTAATTATTTTGATAAAAAATTGTCAAAAAATTTGCACGAATTAGATTTTATACATATCTTTGTGATACGAAATAAGGGTAAGTGCTAATAATTAATCTAAAACCATACAACTATGAGATTCTTTAAAACCGCAGAAGGGTGTTTCAACTACATCAAACGTAACGAGAACACAGGAAAAGAGAAAGAAGTAAACGGTATTGTAATGTTTGGCATGGGAATATACGCCTATAGCGATGTATGTACGTTCGCCGGGGTTTCCGACCGGTCGAAAACGCAGGAGTGTTTTTACCACTTTGCCAATGACATGGAAATACTCAAGCTGTTAAACTATTTGTTACGCACGGACGGATATTTGGAAATTAATTAAAATCATACAACTATGAAAGCCCTAACGAATCCGATTAGCTACACCACAGCACAAAGAGAAAGACTACTTAGAGATTGGCAAAATATCGCTAATGAAGGCGGCCTCTTCACTTTTGGAGACGGTTATATAACTTTCATGGCCTCAGAACTCGCAACTCTACGCTTATACAAGCATTATGCGTGTGACACAACGCGCATTAGTCAAGGGTATAGCAGCAATTTGAACGCTTACTACTTTACCCTCGAATTTTAGTCGTTCGGGCGATTATAAATAGCCCTTTAAGCCAGAATATTGGCGACAGTCATACTACTGGCGGTAATAAAACAAACCTATTACAAAGAATTATGACCACACAAGCACAGACCAGTATAGAATATATTTTTGGCAAAAACAGGTATAACCACCCGATAATGTATACACGTAAAATCGGGACAATAAAATACGCTTGTGGTTACCCGTATAGCCTGCATGGCTGGACAGAACTTGAGCGCGGCAAAACAATCGGCGGCCCCTGCCTGATTAAGTTTTATAACTCCCTTAGAGCAAAATACGCCGATCAATTGACTGATATTAACATGGATAAATAAAAATTACAAAATATCCGATTTTTCTCACATCACTACGCACGCGCGCAAAGAAATCCGGCTTTTGTCGGATTTTTTTTTGTTTTCGGTTTGCACTTTTCCCCGGCTCATTCTCTTAGTAAGAAAGTACCGTTATGGAAAAACGTAAAAGAGGGCGCCCCCGAAAATTTAAAAAACCGGCGCAATTGCTCGAAGCGGCCGAACAATATTTTGACTGGTGCGATAGAAATCCGTGGTACAAATGCGAAAAGACCAAAGACGGCGATATTATCGGAGTGCCTATACAACGGCCTTACTCGATTGTAGGTTTTTGTGTGTTTCTGGGTTGTTCGGAGCGTTTTTGGTGGGATTTGAGAAATACTGCACCCCCCGAATTTGGGGAAACCATAAACAAAATTACTTCGAGGATCGAGGGCCAACAGTTCGAAGGTGCGACGGTCGGCGTATTTAACGCCAATATCATTGCCCGCAAGCTGGGTTTGGTCGACAAAAAAGATGTGACGACCAACGGCCAAAACGTAACCGCGTCCCCCTTGAACGATTTACCCACGGAGGCGCTATTGGAAATCGAGCAAATAGCTAAAAAGTATGGCAAATAGCGAACAAAGTTCCTTTGCCGATCTCCGGTACTTATCCGAGGTGATCGCCCGAAAGAATTTCGAGCGGTTCGCCTTGTACGTAATGCCGTCTTTGGAGCTATCGCCGTTCCATCGGGCTTATTACCAGGCTTTGGAACTGTTTGCCCGTGGTGCAATTAAAAAACTGATTGTAACGGTACCGCCCCAGCATGGCAAATCTCTCGGATCGTCGCAGCTTCTCCCGGCCTACCTGTTAGGGCTGAACCCGGAATTAAAAATCGCCATCGCTTCATACGCATTCACGCTGGCAACGAAATTCAACAAACGGGTACAGCGCGTTATTTCGGATGCGGCATATCAAAATTTATTCCCTGACACATGCCTCAAATCGGGCTCCCGGCAATCGGTCGCAGGATCGTACCTACAAACCTCGGAAGAGTTCGAAATTGTCGGTTACGGCGGATCGTTCCAGTCGGTCGGAAGGGGTGGCGGTCTGACGGGTAACAAGGTAGATATAGCGATATTGGACGACTTGTACAAAGATGCGGCGGAGGGAAACAGCCCGACCGTACGGGAAAGCGTTTGGGAGTGGTACACGTCAGCCGTTAAAACCCGTCTGCATAACGGATCGCGGGAACTTATCGTTTTCACCCGCTGGCATGAGGAGGATTTGATCGGCATACTGGAGGACAAAGAGGGCGTGCGGGTGCTCGGTTCTTTTTCAGAGATTGACCCCGATTACACAGGTTGGTATAAACTCAACTTTGAAGCGATCAAAGAGAGCGAACCCACCGAGATCGACCCGCGCCGTTACGGTGCCCCGCTTTGGCCGGAGCGTCACAGCCTCGAAAGCCTGGAACAACGGCGTGCGCTCGATCCATTCCGCTTTGACTGCATGTACCAGGGACACCCGTCGTCCAAAGAGGGCCTTTTGTACGGGGATAACTTCAAAACCTATGACACCCCGGCCAGCCCGGACGAAATCATCCGGAAAGCCAATTACACCGATACCGCGGACACCGGTACGGATTACCTGTGCTCGATCTGCTACGACGTGCTGAAAGGGGGGCAAATCAACATTACCGACGTACTATACACGCAGGCTCCGATGGAGGAAACCGAACCGGCCACCGCGCAAATGTTATTTCGTAACGGCACCCGTGCGGCACTGATCGAAAGCAACAACGGCGGGCGCGGGTTTGCCCGGAACGTGCAACGCAAAGCCACGGCGGCACATGTTGAGTGGTTCCACCAATCAGGTAACAAGGAATCCCGCATTCTGACCAATTCCGCCACGGTACTGCAAAATATCCGTTTCCCGGAAGGCTGGCGCCTGCGTTGGCCGGAGTTGTACGCGCATCTCACCACCTACAAACGATTATTCAAAGCAAACAAGAACGACGATGCACCGGACGCACTGACCGGGATCGTCGAAAAGGAGATCATCAATAAAAACAACCGGATTCTATACATGGGATAGGATCGTAAAATTTACAATTATGGCAAGACCAAAAAAAGACCAGAACGCCGCAGCCGTGGCGGATTATCAGGAACCGAAAGACACCCGCACGCCGTATCAAATCCTGCTCGACCTGCTCAACGAGGCGGAAAGCACCGCCGGGGAGATCGTAAAATCCCAGATCGCCGCCGGTGGGCCGATCATCCGCATGCGCCGCATTCAGGGTGAAATACACAAGCTCATCAAAGAGGCTAAAGTCTATGTTTAGTTTCGCTATCGATCACGAAACATACTCCTGCCCGACCCGGTGGCAGGAGTTACCCGTTTCCGACGCCGTGAAATTGCAGGCGCTCGTGAAGGAACTACCGGATGCGGTGGCGGATCATTTCCGTTCATTGGTCGGCCCGGCGGAAGAAGTTACCCCGGTTCAGGGGGATGACGTAGGGGCCTTGCTCGACTTCTGGCGCAAGGCGCTGCACGCGCTATCCGGATGCCCGTTGCCGGTACTCGACAAAACCGCCGATACGGATGTACACGCGCTCGGGGAACACTGCCTGACGCTGTTCGTGTTTTCGTTACTGGCGGCTCCTTTGTACCACCCGGAGGGGATCGAAGCCTTCAATACGAACGGGGAACGGTTGGTTATCCCCGCAACCGGCACCGACGCGCTGGGTAATGCGGTGCCGCTGGAAAGAATTACGGCAAAGGAGTTTTGCGATGCGTCGGATATTACCGCTACCGGAGATTTGACCCTCGCGCCGCTGCTATTGGCCGTTTTATGCCGCCCGGACGGGGAATCATACGACGAGGAGGGAGCCAAAACCCGCGCCCGAAAGATGGGAGACGTGCCGATGAGCATTTATCTGGAAGTATACACCCGCCTGATGGAGATGCACGCCTATCTGAAAGGGGAATTTCCGAAACTCTACGGATCGGACAAAGGCGGGGATAAATCGAGCGACGATCCCTACACATGGAGCGACAAACTGCTGTTCGTGGCGGACGACAAACCCAGCGAACTGCCGTATGCAGAGGGGCTGAATGCCTATGAATTTGTCCGCATACTGGACGCGAAACTCAAACGGGAGAAACAGAAATGGGAGATAGTAGCGGCGACCAGAGGATTGTAAAATGGCGGGCATGCGTGGCCCTGCTCGACATGCTCTACAACCGGGAATGCCGGTGCGACCGGGCCAAATGTGCCGGGCATTTCGAGTACCTGCGCCGGTTGAAATTCGAATACGAGTGTAAAATCGAAGAATATGAGGAAGAAATTAATAGAGGCGATCAAAGCGGCATTTCTCAGTGAGGGATACGGATTCTTTCAGGGGTTCGCAGACAAAATACAGGGCAGCGAATTGACCCTGCCCGCGCTGTGGCTTACACCGATTGAGGTGGCCGGGATGAGCGGACGTAACGACGGCAAAGTGACCTACAAAATCGTCCTGTACCTGTTCGTTCAGAACGAACAGTACGACGAGCAGCAGAAAGAGGAAAAATGGGAGGAACTGGAACGCATCGCGCGCAAAGGGATCGCTACGCTTCCGATGATCTCCGATGTCATTTCCACCGACAAAGTGACGATCAAACCGGACGAGTTCGCATTCACCTCGTTCGGGGAGCTTTCCCAGACGGTAACCTTCCTCGCTGACGTGTATTTCTGCAATGAGTAAGCCCCTCGACATACTTGACCAGTTGGCCGAACACCTGAAAAAAGCCTTGCAAACGGAGCTTTCAGTACGGATGCGCGTAGCCTCCGGGACACTGATAAACAGCATCGAGGCCGTGGTAAAAGAGACTATGAGCGGTTTCGAGATCGTCGGTTCGGCGGTCTATTACGCGAAGTATGTAGAGAACGGGCGCCGGGCCGGGGCGAAAGGGGTACCTATTGAAGCGCTAATCGAGTGGATCAGGATAAAGCGGATTATGATAGATGGCCGCAGCGAACGTTCTACGGCTTTTATGTTCCAGAGCTCGATCCGTCGCAAAGGAATCGCCCCGGCATTGTTTATCACGCGCACCCTGCAAAACCAGGAAAGCACAATCGCCCGGAGTATTCACGCGGCATGCGGGGAATTGGTCAACTACCACATCGAAACCATGTTTAACGAAATCAAACAAGCAGCATGATAGACCTGACAGCAAAACCGGAGAAATTCAGCAGCGTATATCGTCCGGTAATCTATACCCTGACCAAAACCGGCACGGAGAAAGAGACCGTGCAGATTCTCGACGGATCGACGGTACTCGGAATGAAACAATTTGTGACCGCGGGCAGGATCGCGGTAAACGTATCGGAATATTACCGTAACCTGATCGAAACGGCACCGGTGATCGATGACAGCCTCTCGTTTGTCCATGCCGTGAAACGGACGGTAACGGCCCGGATCGATGTGACGGCGGATTCCTCGGTGCTGCTCACTTCGGGGATTACCGATCTTGCTTTGTCCACCCTGCTGTCGAATGCGCCGGGGCCGCGGATACTCCGACCCGGAGAATGGGACGAATTGAGCTATCTGGTAGATGAACAGGTATTGGCCGGGACAATTATCGTCACGATGAAAAACGGGCAGGAAATCACCCTGCAAATGCCTAATTCGTCTATCGACGGAGTGGCCGTACTGGTGGTGCATTACGATTCCATCGCCGAGGCGGTGCGGCTCAAAGGTGCCGATCCCGCGGGTATGGCCGGAATCAGGGTAAAACCCACACTCGGGTGTTACGACCTGCCGGAAGTGGAGTACCGGATTGTTCGCTCCGGGTGCGGTGTCCGTATCGCGTGGTGGAACCGCCAGGGCGGGATCGACTATTATACGTTCCGCTCCGACCTCGATAAAAGTTATACCACCGAACGCACGAAGATCAAAACGGCGGAAGGCTGGCGGACGGTTTCCTCGGAAGTGGAGGACGAACGCAATATCTCTTCCGGGGGGCTTCCGGGTTTCATGCTCGAATGGCTGGGCGAGATCGTCAGTGCGCCGAAAGTGTGGCTGATTGACGGAGACCAGGCTATTCCCATCGACATTACCTCGGACGTGATTACGACATTCGACCAGGCGGAGATGCCGCAGCTTGAGTTAACCTTCCGATCCATCGACACCGAAAAAATGCAAACGACATGATCGACCTGTACATAGACGGCAAACGCCTCGATACGGATCAGCAGACCGACGCCGCAATTACGCTCTCCATCGGGAGCGTGGAAGATCCCTCCCAGAGTCTGACGGCCTTTTCAAAGTCTATCGAAGTCCCGGCCACCGCCCGCAACAAAGAGATCATGCAGTTCGCCGATCAGCTTCACGGGGTCGAGCAGTTCAACAACGCCAAACACCCGGCCCGGCTGGAGGCCGGGGGCGTGGTGGTGATGACCGGCACCGCACAAATCACGAAGGTAACGGTAAACAACCTGCTGAACGCCTCATACGAAGTGAACCTGATCGGCGCGGAGTACGAATGGGCGAAAAAGGCCGCCGAAGCGAAACTCAACGAAACGGACGGATTAGGTAGCTGGGTATTCTCTGCCGCCACGATCAAAAGCCTGTTGGAATCCACTGGCGGGGTTTATCTGTTTCCGGTCTACCGGGGACAGTACGTGCGCCGGATCAACGACGAGAACACAGACAAGAAGAGCGGCACGAGCGGAACGTTTGTTCCCCGGCCCTATACCACGCTGGCCGACTACCTGCCTTTCTTCAACGTACGGCTGCTCATGGAGAAGATCATCGGCCAGTACGGGTACTCGATCCGTTCGGATTTCTTTGAAAATAACGCGCTTTTCGGACGTTTGGTCGTGGCCGGGGAGTGGGAAGAGTACGACACTTCGGAACTGGAGGAAAAATACGACTTCCTCGCGGGTAAGTTCGCATCTGGAGAGCCTTATTTCATCGTGACGAACCAACGCTATGAGTTCGGATTTAATGAAATCGGACGTATCGTAGACACTGTTAGGCCGGAGGAGGAATCCGCCGACGAAGAGGTGCTGGAGGATGTGTACGACAAGGGAGGGTGCGTAATATTCCCTGCTGTCACCGAGCCGGTATTCATGGCTAAGGAGGACATGGTGATAGGCTTCGAGTACAATCTCGAATATGTCACCGGGATCAGCACCGAGTACGCCGCCGAAGGTGATAAATACGGCAAATTGATCTGGTTTGACACTGTGGACGGGGAAGCGGTGCCGGAAGAGTGTATCGAGGCCGACCGCACGGACATATCGAAAAACACCCCGCAGGGCGAATACATGTATATCTACCGGCTGACGAAGGGGACTATCAACGACGACAAGCACTATATCCGGTTCCGGCATAACAAGGACGGAGAGTACGATGAAAACGGCGAATACGACGAGACATACGTTAAGATCGGCCAAAGCGGCTCTTTCGTCTGTACGGTCAACGTGTCAAGTACCGCCGAAGTATTTATCGGGGAGCCGAACCCGATTTTCCCGTCCCGGATGGTCTGGAAAAAGACGAATATGGAGATCGAGATGTTCGCCCTCGACAATTCGGCCACGATCAAACTGAAATATATCGTAGAGCCGAGGTTTTTGAGTGCCGGGGAGACAATGACGATCAAAACACCGGTATTCTCCAGTTCCAACGCGCCGAATATGGCCGACGGCAAAACACCGTACATCCAACTGGCCTTGACGAACAACACGACGGTCAAGGCGTATTTCTGTAAGCGGCCCGGCTACGGTACGGCCCTCAGTGCGAAAAACATGCTCCAATCGGGTATTACGCAGATGGATTTCATCAGCGCCGTGAAACAGATGTTCGACCTGATGTTCTACACCAACGCCGAGACCAAAGAGGTGTATATCGAGCCGCGGGAGACATTCTACACCTCTACGCCGATAGACTGGCGGGGGCGGATGGACTACTCGCAGGAGATCGAGATCGAGGATGCGGGAAGCAATATTGGAAAAACTGTGGTACTCGGCTATCAGACTGACGATGTGATAGAGCGGCACAACGAAGAGACCGGAACCGAGTTAGGCACCTACAGAGAAGATATTTTGAAGTACCACGCCGAGGACGAAGAGGATTTGACCAATCCGCAATTCGTAGCGACTACCGTAGTGAAGGGGAAAATCCCGAGTGCGGCGGCTATTTCGCTAATCGACTTCTCCCCGGAAGATGACGAGCCGTCCGATCCGTGGGAATTGGATTTGGATTCTTCGATGAAGGTGTGCGAATACCTTGGCATGAAGCCTCTGCCGGACGGCACAGACCCCAATATACCCCCGCAATATCTCCTGATCCGCGATAAAGGCGTGAATACGGCGATTAACTCGTTTCCGGAGGTATCGTTCGACAACCTGCATTTCGAGGGCGCAAACGGCCTGAAATCCTACTATGCGAAAACGATAGAATCGTACAACTACGGTAAGCGGATCACCGCGCAGGTGAAGCTATCTCCGGCGGACGTGGAAAACCTCATGCTGCCGAACGATCTGCGGCGGGATTTCCGCGCACTGTATCGCCTCAGTATCGGCGGGGAGGATGTCTATTGCCGCCTGGAAGAGGTCAACGACTACGACCCGGCCAGCGCCGAGCCGACAGAATGCGTGTTTTTGAAAGAAAATTAACTTAAAAATCAATATTATGGCTGAGAATGAACAAGTTTTTAGGATAGTTGTAGACTATAAAACTGCCTACGAGGAATTGGAACGCGTCAAAGAGAAGCTAAAAGCGGCTCAATCAGAAACGCGAAACCTGACAGTCAAACAACAGGAACTTAACGAACAGTTCAAACAGGGGGTTATTTCCGAGCAAGAGTATCAATCGGCATCGGAAGCACTCAGACAAAAGCTCATCGCCAACCGGAAAGAGGTTACCGCTTTGACCGAAGAGCGCAGAAAAGCTATGCAGATCGAAAAAAGCATGGCTTTGGCCGAAATGGCAGAGGCTAACTCACTGATCCAGTTAAGGGAGACTTTAAAAACCCTTACAAAGCAATTTGACGCGCTCGGTGAGGCCAAGCAAAAATCGGCCAAGGGGGTACAACTTCAAAAAGAAATAGACGGGCTCAATAAGAAAATCCTTGAACTCGAAATGTCTACCGGTCGTTTCGGACGAAACGTCGGTAACTATGCAAGCGGATTCAATCCCCTGAATTTTCAGGTGCAGCAGCTGACGCGCGAATTACCGTCCCTGACTATGAACCTGCAACAATTTTTCCTCGCTATTTCGAACAACCTGCCGATGTTCGCTGACGAATTACAGCGGGCGGCGGCGGCCAACGCGAAATTAAAGGCTGAGGGGCATGCAACAATACCGGTGTGGAGGCAGGTACTTTCCGCACTCGGTTCATGGCAAACCATGCTCGTTGTAGGGATCACCCTGCTTACTGCTTACGGTAAAGAGATCGGACAATGGGTGAAAGAGTTGTTTAAGGGGAAAATTGCTTTAAATGAGACAAAATTAGTCCAGAGTAACATAAATGACGCAATGAGGCAAGGAACAAAAGATGCGCAAGGCCATTTAATACAGCTGCGATTATTATATCAAGTTGCACAAGACACGACGATTTCGATGGAAAAACGTATCGGCGCGGTTAAAGAAATGCAAGAGCTATATCCTTCATATTTGGGAGACGTGAGTGATGAAGCCATTTTAACCGGACAAGCGAAAGAGCAATATGAAAAACTAGCCTCCGCCCTTTTGAATGTAGCTAGAGCCAGAGCAGCATCAAAGAAAATAGAGGAGAACCAAGGTAAAATCATCGACATTCAGGATTCTGTCGAATATCAGGCCATTCAGGGTCTAATCATAAAAATTGAGGGCTACCAGAAGAAGATAAAAGCACTTAATGCTGAAGGCATTACTAATGGCCCTTTCATCACCGGACTAGAATTAAATATTTCGGCAGCAAAGAATGGAATTGACAAGCTTAGCGCCACTTTTGAAGAAAAATTTGGTCGCGAGGCGGCTCAGGATATAATTGCTTATTTACAGTCACTGGAGGAGGCTAATAAACGTTTAGCTGATATTGCTCAAACTCAGTATTCAACACCGAATCCGTTAACTGACAAACAGGATACAGAGGAGGCTGTTCGCGAGGCTGAAAAAGCTGCTAGCGCGGCGAAAAAAGCCGCAAAAGAAGCCGCAGACTATAAAAAGCAACTTGCTGACGATACAATTAAATACATGCGCGAGGGCCGCGAAAAAGACCTGGCCAAGCAAGAGCAGGAGTATCGAAATGATCTTGAAAAGTACAAAGGTAATAGTACGAAAATACAAGAAATTGAAGAATGGAATCATAATCAAACTCTTGAAATTAATAAAAAGTGGGATGAAAAAGAACTCGAAGAGCTGTACAAACAGCAGAAAGCCCAAATCGACTTGATGGAGGATGGCACCGACAAAAAAATAGCCCTGTTACGGTTGGAACGGACGAAAATGATCAGTCAGTTGGTGCTAAATGGAACCGGCATTGCCGAAGCCACCCAACTAGCAGTAAAAAAATATGAAGCCGATCTTAAAAAAACCATAGATAGCACACCCGGAGGGAAACGTGCTATTGCTGACCAGCAGGCACAGAATGACTTTGATTTTGAGATTGCCCGCATCGAGACACTTCAAATCGCTCAAGAAAAGAAGGATCAATTAGCTTTCGATGCCAAAATTAAGCTCAGGAAGGCTGTCGAGGAAAACCACAAAAAAGAAATCGATGAGTTATTGGCCCTGGGGTTAATTACGAAAGAAGTTTACGATGAAATTGCGGCTACTATAGTTCAGAAAATGGGTGCGATTGATAATGATTCTGCAAATGCAGAAGACCCCAAAAACCCGAAACTAAAAAAGGTAGGCAGTTTCTTTGCAAGATTATTCGGTTATGATCCAGACGATAAAGACGACCGTAAGGAGTTCAAACAAAAACGAAAGGAACTGATAGACCAGGCCGCTGATACCGCCCGCGAAATCGGACAGGCCGTAATCGACATTCAGACCGAAATTTCACAGCGCCGATTGAAACTGGAGCAGGAACGGATCGACGCAGAACGGGATTCAGAGTTGAAATCGCTTGAACTGCGGTATAACAAGGGGCTGATGTCCGAGAAAGCCTATAACAAAGCAGTCGAGGCAACCAATGCCGAAGCCGACCGGAAAAAAGAAGAGGTCGAACGCGCTGCATTCGAGCGGGAAAAACGGCTGAAAATTATGGGCATTGCCATCGATACGGCTGCCGGTATCACAAAAGTATGGTCAGAAGCAGGTCTTATCGGTACACCGTGGGCTATCGCGCAAACAGCTTTCCTTACCGCTAGCGGCATTGCTCAAACCGCTGTAATTGCTTCGCAACAGTTCGCACAGGGAGGTATTATCCCTATCGGGGACGGCAAAAACGGTGTTTCAATGGGAATGTTGCAAGGCCCATCCCATTCGCAGGGGGGAATCCCGTTGATGGTGAACGGACAGCCTGTAAATGCAGAGGTGGAAGGCGGCGAAATCCTCGCGGTAATTAACAAGCGATCCGCCGCTCAGTATCTTCCCCTATTTTCGGCGATCAACGCGACGAACGGCGTGAAATTCGAGAACGGCGGGGTTATCGGCTCCGGATGGACATTACCGACACCGGCACCACTGCCGCCCAGCCAGAGCCAGCGCGACGCAGAAACATGGGCCGAATTACGGGGTTTACGAAATGACGTCGTTCGTTTAGCAAAAATTCAGGGCGAACGAGTGGACAATTTAAAGGTTTATGTTGTCGAAAAGGACATCACAAAAGCACAAAAGAAAGTTGCAAATATCAAGGCGAAAGCAACTATAATTGGGAGAAAATAGGTATATTGGCATTCAAAACCTTTGATTATGAAACACTTTTTTGCAATTTGCATGGCAGTCATAACTTTTGCTGCTTGTAATACTTCTGTAAATCAAGAACTACAAAAACAAAAGGAGTGGAACAATGAGTATTTCGCAGCCGCTGAACAAGCAGAAAGCAGCCCTCAAATTGTAAATGATTTGTTTTTAGGTTTTAGATTTGGGATGACCCCTAATGAAGTGAATCAACATATAAAAAAACTACGTAAAGAAGAAAAAATACATATTGATCAATCAGGACATTATTATTATCTTTTTCATACTGATCTAGGTGATGCAAAAATGACCTTTTCACCAGACTATTACCATGATTCTTTGTATCGTATGAAGTACAATTTTGAAAATGGTCAGGTGCTTTCAGGTAGAGTCATTGTTTATAAAGCTATGGAGTTGTTTGATAAGGCTAATGCAGACTATAAATCTTATATTGTTCAACTTGAAGGGCTTGAAGACTTCGACCCCGATTATTATCAGATCAAGCATAATCTGATTGTTCATTTTGATCTTGTAGGAGTTTGTATGTCTTATGACAATGCTCCTGTTATTAAACAGATTAAGATGGATAAAAAACGCTTACAGGATAAAACATTATCAGATTTTTAAACAGTCTACTTGCCCGTCATTTTTGACGGGCTTTTTTCATTCCAACATCAAAGTCCATGTAGTCGAAAATATGCTGTTGTTTGAAACAGCAAAGAGGAAATCCCGATTTCGGGATTTCCTCTTATAATTCATCTAATGGGTCGATTTTCGTTTGCTCGACATGTTGTTTCATTAATTTATCATTCATATAACACAACCGAATCACACTTTCTGAACTCGATAATGAGATAGTGTGCTTGCGATCTGACCATATATTCATTGAGCCGTTACATAAACTTGTGCCTTGCCCATATTTGTCATTTAAATCATCCCACAATTTACAATAGTCATTGCCTCGATCATCAAACGGAAGAATAGTGATGGTACTTGCGAAGAAAAGATTATCGACAAAGCCAAACTCTATATCGTCGCATAGATATCCTGCGAAGGTAGGGGTTTGTACGATAATTTTATTATTAGAGGATCGAATGGAGGTGATTTCAATATCGACTTTTGATTTTAAAACGACTTCGGCATCCTCCTTAGACGTACCAAATTTAATACCCCAAAAGGAATTGGGAATAGGTGCTTTAGTGAAATTCTGAGGAATGGGCGGTTCTTCGGCATTATTATGTAGATGATATAATGTGAGCTTTAAATATCCTCCCATATTGTCAGCCCACACGGACTTCCACATTCTACTGAACGAATACCCTGATCTAAATCTTGCCTCTTCATCGTCAGAAAATCCTCTATTTCCTAACGAATCAGGACCGTACATGCGTGCAAGGTCGTTGATGAAATTTATAAATTTACGAATCGATGTTGTATTCCGAGCTTTAAACTTGAGTGTATAATTTTTGTCTTTTCGAAAATAGATAACTTGAACAGAATCAAAAATATCTAATTCAGGCTGCTCCAACTTTAGCAGATAATATTCTATCTCTTGGTCTGAGTCCTCAGAAACTTCAGAGCTAATGCATCTCGGCGAATATTTAAAAATGTCGTGAATATCGATATTAAACCAATCCTCTATTGTTTTCGTAGGAATACTCGTCCTGACCGATTCTTCAGGTGTATATGTAAAATCTTGTTCGTTCTGATTATTTCTCGTAAAAACTATCACGAGAACAACCACCGCTACGATAATGATTATAAAAGCTATCATATTATCTAATATTAATAAGAACATCTAATTTATGGTTTTTGATTCGCTTCTCAAAATTGAAGGTTGTATTTATAATGCATTCTAACCTGTAAGGCAAGTGATGCCCGCCGATAGCGGGCTTTTTTATTGCCTTCAAAAAATATTTTCATTTTTTTTCATTTTCGTTTGCACTAACGTCTCGCTCATTCTCTTTGTAAGAAAAGAGCGAACGTATGCCCTCACTTGGAGAGATCAAGATCACCAATAAAGCCGCCGAAGTCATTATCGACATCGAGGGAATCATCGGCATTCCTGAATGGTGGCAGTTCGACAACCCGGACGAGCGGGTTGCCACCTACGACAAGTTCAAAAAGTCGGTAGGAGAACTCAAAGACATCAAATCCCCGGCCATCACGGTTAATATTCGCTCTCTGGGCGGCAGCGTTAACGACGCTTTGCTGATCCACGACACCCTGTCGGGGCTCAAAGCCACCGTTACGACCAACTGCTACGGCTATGTGGCCTCTGCCGCTACCATCATCGCACAGGCCGCCTCGTCCGGACGGCGCAATATCTCGGAAAACTCCCTGTACCTGATCCACCGGGCCAGTGCCTACGCAGAGGGAAACTCCGCCGAGTTGGAGGAAGCCATCCGCATGCTGAACAAGACGGATGAGCTTATTGCGGGTATCTATGCGAACCGCTCCGGCAAGTCTGCCGAGGATTTCACCGCGCTGATGGATACGGGAGAATGGTTGACCCCCGAAGAGGCCAAAGAGGCGGGTTTGGTGGATAATATCACCAAGTCATCGGGCATCACGAACCTCGACGCTACTTCGATCCATAACCTGAAATTGCCGGATATTCCGGCGGACAAACAAATCAAAAACGACAATAACATGAAAATCAAAATGAAAGAGAGTTGGAAAGGGATTCTCAACTTCTTCGGACTGGAAAAGGACGCGGAGATGGAGATCACCGACGCCGAACTGGAGCGCATCAACAACGAAATGGAGGCGCGGGACAAGAAGATTGTCGACCTGACGGATAATGCCGCCGGAAAAGACGCGGAGATCGCAAACCTCAAACAGTCGGTCACCGACAAGGATACCGAGATTGCGAAGCTCAAACAGCAGGTAACAGACAAGCAGTCCGAGATCGACAAACTCAAAGCCGCGCCGACGAAAACCAAAGACTGCGAAGACCCCGATCCTGCGGGTGAATCTCTCAAAGGCAATCTTTCTGCTTACGAAAACGACGTCAAAAACTTCAAATAAACCGAAATCATGTCAAAAGTTATTGCAAATCCCAAAACCTACACGGGGCAGGAGATCGAGACGATTTTCTTGCGTCCGTCTTTCAGCGGTCCCGGCGCACTCGACCTCGGTGTCCGAATGTTGTACAATATGCCGGTGCCTACCACGCTCAACTTCTGGAGCCGTAGCGACGACGTATTGAAGAAGTACCAGGGTGGCTTTCAGGGCGGAAGCATCGCCGACAAGTTCCAGAAAACGATCTCGCTGGAGAAGTTGAAAGTCGAGATGGCTTATTCGCCGGAGGACTACTTCGGTATGATCTACGAGAAGATCACCAATAGCGCGAACGTAAACCTGCAAGACCTTTCCGGTACCGAGCTTGAAGCTGCCGAAACCGCACTGCTGCGTGAGGCCATCGCCGAGAGCCTGCGTATCACGATGTGGCTCGGTGACAAGAGCCGCACCGAGGGAGGCAAAAAGTACAACACTTTCGACGGTTTTATCAAAAGGATCAAGACTGACATCGGCGCCGACACAAACGACATCAAGAAGTTTTCTCTCGAATCTATGGAAGCTCCCGACGCAGCCGAGACCCTGTTCAAAAAGATGTTCCGCGAAGCTCCGCTCGTGTTGCAGGAATCGAAAGACCAGGGTAACCTCGTCTACCTGGTCACTTCGGACGTGTACAACAACTACGAAGATTCACTGGACGACGTAGTACTGGAGACGGCCTACGCCGCCAAGCAGAACGGTCGTACAGGTCTTCGCTATCGGGGTATTCCAGTGATCGACGTAAAATTGTCGGGTATCCTGCCTGCACTTACCGACATGCCGCAGTCGTTCGTCATTCTCACGGATCGTCGCAACCTTGCAATGGCTGTCAATACAAACGATTTTCCGGGTTCGTCCGTGGATTTGTGGTACAGCAAAAACGACATCCAGAACCGCCAGCGGGCCGTATTCATGGCCGGGTGCGACTACCTGCTCCCGGAGCTGATCGTTGCGGCATTCCCCGCGGAAAATGAAGGCGCGTAAACAAACCATTTTTTAATCAATCAAATTTACCATGTCAATTCTTACAGGTTACACGAAAGTGTGCAAAAAGGCTTCGGGCGGTGTGCTGACCATCGGCCTGATCGAAAAGGAAAATTTCAAGGGTGCGACCCTCGATGCCGACAGTGACGCCTATTCGGCGATCACGCTCGCCGCTCAGTCAGCATTCAGCAAGTACGAGTTCCTCGAAGATGAGGCGGAGTTCAAGGAGGACACCAAGCGCGAGAACGGCTCGGTGGTCATCACCAAGTCACTCGTATTCAAGCTGCCGACGATGAACGCCGCCTCGCGCAAAGCCGTGCAGGAGATCATCGACGCTTCGTACTGCGGTCTGGTGGCCGTAGTGATTACCCCCAACGGCGATGCGTTCGTGGTGGGCTATGGCGAGGACGTGAAACTGGAACGTCCGCTGCGTATCTCACAGTCTACCGGCACGACGGGTAAAAAGTTCTCGGATGCCAATGGCGACGAAGTGACGCTGACCTGCGACCACACCGAGAAATCGCGCATTTACTCGGGTGACACGGACGCGCTGTTCACCGCAGCGCCGGGAGCGTAAATCTTCCCATCCATCATGTTGCATGAAAGGGAAGTCCCTGCGGCTTCCCTTTCTTTAAAAACCGAAACTATGGCAAAGAAATACAGCATTAGACCCGGCTATGAAAACGCCGAAATCGTGGCGGCGGTACCGCCCTACAAACGGACGGACGGGGCTCGGTTTGTCCTGTCCCGCTGTACACAAAAAGACCTGAAATACCTGCACGATGTAGTATTGTTCAAAGGGGTAAGCGTTTCGAGCGATGAGAAAGCAAAAACAGACGAACAAGACCGTTAAAGCCTTCGTGACCGAAAACCGGGTCGATCCGTTCGTTTCGATAGGCTCGACGATGGCCGCCACGGGCAACTGCTGGAGGTGGGGAACAGACAATATGTTTCCCTATGCCCTTGCCATCCTTGCACGGCGTTCGACGGCGCACCGGCGGATCATCAACGACAAAGCGGATTATATCTCCGGCAAAGGGTTTTCTTACGATGAAAACCGACCGGAGTTGGAAATGATCGTGGAGGCGGCCAACGGGACAGGCGAAACGCTGCGGCAGGTGCTCAACAAGCTGGCATTCGACAAAGCCCTGTTCGGGAATGCTTTTCTTGAAATCGTAACCAACCGCAAATGCTCGTTCGTCTCATTCTACCATCAGGATGCGACCAAATGCCGCCTGTCGAAAGACAAATCACACATTATCCTCTGCCACAACTGGCGGGAATACACACCGACGCAAGCGCCCATCTTGCCACTTTATCCTCAGTTCGACGAAGCCCCGGACGGTACGCTGCGCTCGATTATACACTACAAGGATTATGAGCCGATGTTCGAGAACTACGGCGTGCCGCCCTATATCGCCGGGTTGAATGTGTCGGCCATCGCCTACAAGACGGACAAATGGAATATCAGCCGTCTGGACAACTCGTTCCAGCTTTCGGGCGTGATGACCCTCGACAGCGATGTGAACAACGAGGAAGAGGCCAAACAGATCGCCGAAGCGGCACAAAATAAGTTTGCGGGGAAACCGGGGCAAGTATTGTTCCTGGTAAAAAACAGCGGAGGCGAGGACGGGTCGAAATTCATTCCGATCACTTCGTCGAACGAGGGAGACTGGCAGGCACTGCACGAGCAGTCTACAACAGATATTGTTGTTGCTCATTCGTGGTTCCGGTCACTGAGCGGATTGGACTGGACGTCGGGATTTAATTCTGACCGTATCCTGCATGAGTATGAAATCGCACTGAATACGGTGATCCTCGGCGAACAGGCCGAACTGATGGAGCCGATCCGGGAAGTATTGGAAAATATGGCCGGAATCGACACCTCATCGCTGCAAATCATCAACCGGCCCCCCATAACCCTGAAACCCTCGTACATGATGGTGTGGGAGGCACGCAAGGCCGACGGGCTGGATTACGACGAGAACGACCCGAAACAGCAGGTTTTCCTGGCAAACCTAAAACAGTCGAAAAATGGTACTGATAACGAGTAACGAGGTTATCGACCTGGCATTCTCCAGTGTGGAGCAGATCACGCCGGGGATTATCAAGGAGACGAAAATCGAGGCGGCGCAGGAGCGCTACATCCGTCCCGCGTTCGGCGAAATGTATGACGCGATGACCGAAGGGAGATATCCGGAGTTCGTAAACACTTACCTCAAACCGGCCCTCGCGTATTTTGTCCGGCACGACGTGATCCCGGAGGTATCGACACCGGTAGGCAACACCGGCGCGATGCTTCCTTATGCGAACCATGCGAATGCCGCAACGGACAAACAGCGGGAATTGGCGATGGATAGTGCGCTGAACAGTGCCAATGCTCTTTTGGGCAAAGCAATCCGGCATATCGAGGCGCACCGGGAGGATTTCCCGGAGTACAAACCATTGGTAAAATGCCCCTCGATCCGGGGCGGGATGATTCTTTAAGACATGGCAACGGGTAATAATTTCTATCAGGGAGAGACTATAACAGTCGGTTTCGCCGCATACGAAGACAATGCAGACGTACCGGTGGACATCACCGGGTACGACATTACAGCGATCCTGTACAACGCTTCGCGCGGACGTATTCTCACCATGAGTACGAACGAGGGCGGGTATCTGATCGTGAACCGCGAGGGAACCTCGGAACTGACCGTAACCGTTCCCGCTGCTTTTACCAGTAAAATATACCCCGGACTGCTCAAAATCGAAGTGAAACTAACAGAGCGGGAAACCGGGAAGGTAGCAATAGCAATGACCGATGTAATCTATTTGATGGGCTGTAAAATCGGAGGTATCAACCTATGAGGCTTGTGACGACATTCATACAAAATACGGAATCTACCGATCCCGATCTTTCGTACCTGAACCGCGCACGGTTCGTTTTGTCCGTGGCCGACGGACATGGTTCCGACGGTGTGGGTATTCTGGACGCGGTGATTCGTAACCGGCACCTATTCCTGTCAATGACTTCCGGCGCGGAGATCGACGCGGGGAGCGTATTTACGGAGGACGATTTACCGGTAGCTTCGGATTCCCGTCTCGGTATCGCCGCGTTCGACCCGGCCTATTTTTCCATATTGGCCGGGAAAGTGTCGCTACGTGGTGATTTGGATTTCGGGTTGAATGAAACGCAGCTTGCCGAATACCTGACCGCCAACAAATACGCGACGCAGGCATGGGTTGCCGCACAAGGATTCATCGGCAGCGACGGGTTGGCCCTGTACGCTACGAAGGAATGGGTGCTCGGACAGAATTTCGCCAAAGCATCGAGCATGGGCAATTATCTGCTGAAATCCGTCTGGGACGAGGTATTCGAGGTGACTACGGTTAACGGCGTGCGGGT